GTTTAAAACTCTCACACGATGTGAGAGAGATCCCGCGCTGGATCTTTTGATGACCGGACTACAGCTCACTCCACCCTCACCCCCCCACTACTCATTGAGCGGTGCCGGGTAGGTGTTGGGTGAGTCCATTCCCTGTGAATACATGACAGGCACGCCCATGAAGAACGATAAGCTGAAATCTTCAGCCGCAGCCACGTACGCGAGGATGGCACACCTGTTGCCAGTCACTTGCAAATTGTGCGTTGGGGGATTCTCATCGCTCAACGTGCGCACATCAACAACATCTATGCGCCGGGCGTTGAAAAATCTCCGGTTTGTGTAAAAGGGCAGCTCAACCTCCAAAGAAGGATTCAACTGCACCGGCGTTACATACGCGCCATTTGCTTCAGATTGGAAATTGCTCACGACCACATCAGCAAATCCACTTGGTAACCCAGTATTTTGCAAGAACCTAAACAAACTAGTCTCACTACTATAACTGTACGGAGAATAAGTACGCACAGCAGACAGACTCTTGGTGGTCCCGTCATCACGGGTCACACTAGCACAAACGTCCGCCAAGCTGGTGGTCGAGTAACCAGTACCGCTCGCCCCATTTGCAAAAGGATTGCGTGTGGCAACATACTTCCACCTAATGCCACCTCTGTAAGCCACGTAGCAAGGGGCAAAATAGTTAAGATAGGTCATGTGACAATACCCAAACTTGCCATCCACACTGTCATGGGGACCGCTAGGGCAGTACCCCTTATAGTAAGGAAAATCAGGCTGGGAAAGGTTCATGGTGTAGCCTCCGTTCTCAGTCGCAGTGCCCCCAGTCACGGCACCAGAGTGCAAACAATACCTCTTGAGCAACTCCCTGATGCTCACGACCTGCTCGCCGAAAAACACATCCATAATGTGATCGTCGGTGCTGCCACTGGCCCCAACACTTGTAGTCACGTCCGTACTGTCAGGCGCGCTCAGCTGCACCTCAGCAACGCGCTCATCCGACTCCGGCACGACTTCAAGCGCCTGGGGCTGAATGGGCGCCACAGGAGGGTAATAACTGATGTTGCTTATAGCCGCGTCAGTAGGCTCCGCAAACCGTGCATCATCGCACATGTTCACGAAAACATTAACCTCAACGCTAGCATCCACACTAGGGTCGGGATTTGGCGTCGTCAAGTCATTAACGACATACACGGACAACGTCCCATTCCCATATATTTCCCTTAAGGACTGGTGTGCGTTATCGCCATAAGCAAATGATGGCACGGGCAAGCCGTCCTCCAGTTGCATAGGGTTGCGCACTGGTAAAAACGAGTACTCCTTGCCCCAACCAACCTTGAACGTGAAATCACGCATGTCCGCGATGTCCACTATCCGCGTGTACATGGTGTTATAACCAGTGGACGATGCGCCTCCAGTCAAGGAATCAGGGTCCCACACTATTCTCAAGCGCCCCCTATGGAAATTCGAGGAAACAATCTGAAACCTGAACTCCATGGAGCCACCCCAATACTTGAAGGGAAGAGCGGTCATGCCACACGGCATAAGGTGCCACTCATTGGATGGATCCGCAGTGGGCAACAACGTCTGAAAGACCGTCGGCATAACCTGTGTCTGAAACAGTTTAGTACCGGGGCCCGCATACGTGTTGCCAGTGGTCTGCCAAGGGAAAGTGGTGTAATACGACTGTCGCTTAGCCAGAGACACCAAGCCCATCTCGTCCGCGGAGCTAACGCCCACGACAGACGGATCGACGGTGACCTCCTGCTTAACGTCCAGCGACAGCTTATTCGTCGCATCAGGCGTGTTCACGTTGGCCAGGCCCCCCACGAAGCGAGGGACATAAATCTGGATAGGGTCGATAATGGCCGTTCTGGAAAACCCAAACAGCTTACCTATTTCGCCAACCAACCCCGCGCCAATCTGTGTGGCTTTTGCAAACCTGCCTATGACTGGCACGTCGCTGAGCCGCCCAGCAACTCGAGCTACGGTCGAAGCCACAGCACTAACTGGGCTATCACCATACTCGTCTGACTGAGGTATCACAACCTCCAACCCTTGAGGGATGATGGTCGTGGGGTTCGAAGAAGTGGGCACAGACAAAGACACGTCCTCAGCCCACACAAACACCGAAACAGTGAGTTCCTGGCCTACAGCAGGTGCCACATTGACGTTCTTGAGCATGTTAAGCTGCCTAATGGTAACCTTGCCCATCTCGTCCCACTGCGAATCGGGAATACGTAAAGCATTTTGATAATGAACAAATGGCACGCAAAGCGTACCCCCCTGGCACTCGGTGGGGTTGATGTAAATGTGTGGTTTCTGGCTCGCACCAATAGAATCCACTGCAACACCAAGCCCCCTATCCTTCGTCACCTGATCGAAATCCGGCAACGGATTGTACGAAGCCAGCAGGCGTCCATAGTAGAACCCGTTTCCATTGACCACAAACTTAATGCACAACCTACTGCGCATCAAGTTGAAGTTGGCCAATCTGTTTACATTCCGTGAATTGTCGAAAAACAGAGACCACGGATTGAAACTCTCCCAAAAGAGCGTTCCAGGGGCCCAGGAATACTCCTTGACGAGGATAGGCCTCTCAAAGAAAGACCCGAGATCTGCGTCGCCCATGTCTGCACACGCTCTAGTTGGGTCGCCAGTCCCGTCGATATGGTAATCATAAGCCGGATTCGCATCCATGAACTCGACGTTCTGGCTAGTAGTATTATTACTACTCAAGTTGGTAGAAAAAGTCTCACTGGACTGTGGCTCTACCACCACAGCCTCAGGCAAGCAACCATTACTGTCCACAGGGTACTTGTTGCTGCGAACAGGCGGGTGTCCCCCCGCAAAGGCACTGGAATCTTGTCCAGGGCATAGACCATAATTGTATGCATGCATGGTCCCTAGCACTTGATTATTAAGATTGAAAGCAAATAAGATTGTCGCAGGTCTTCTCTATTGTGTGCAACAATTGTGGCTAGCCAAGCCGTAAAAATCCGCGCCTAAGGCACGGTACACAAAACCAGTTTATCGCCATGGAGGGCTGTGCTGTTTACAACTCGATCAACTCGAGATCGGACGGTGACAGCTCACCCTTGGTCCGAATCAAAGAAGGGCCGTACTTCTCCCTTATGGACTCCTCCCAACTGAGGAAGGGTTTCCTGAAACGAGACTTAAGCCTCGATCTGAAGACTAACGACGCATTCTTCCTGGGCTTAGTTTCGACGCTAAACGCCTCAACAAAGTTCCAGAGGTTGGGGGCATGTGTATTGTACACCTTCTCCCCATGTTGAACCAACTCATGCAACGCGGACTTAACAAGGCCCGCGTAGTGGTCGTTGATATCAACTTTGTTCCACTCACCCCAAACAAATGGCTTGATTATAGAATCCATGGCCAACGGGGCGAGGCACATGACAATCTCTCGACTATCACGTTCCACATAGAAATTGAACTTTCTCTTCAGAAATCCAAAGTCCTGTGCATAAGTGGTCACCACATCGGACTTATCAGCCCCAGTGAGTTGGAAACCAAGTTGCTTGCCATAATAAATGACGGCAGGCTGGGTCAGCTTGGAGTCCTTCTCGACCCTAATGACCACATCGTCCCCATAGGTCACTATCCTCCTGGGGTCGAAGTCGACGTCATCCAACGTGAGGCGAGAGTACTCCCTAGGGTAGTCCTCCATGTACTTCCCACGCAACACATCGTGTTTGACCATAGTGGCAATCTGACAATTAATCATCATATTAGCCACACAATTGATCATGGTGGTTAAAGGATTACCGGACGTATTCACGCCAGCAATGTTGACCACAGTGCCAAGCATGACGACTGAAGGGTTGATGATGTCGTAGGCCATAGAGGTCATGACTTTCCTATCCTCATCCGTATAGTCTAGCAAATGGGTCAAATTGATAAAGATGTCCATAACTGCGGCAAGAACTTCACCAGAAAGGCTCAAATCAAACCCACTGTAATCAGTGGCTATGAAACTGCTCTTCTGCAAGTCGCTCTCATAAAGCGGCGTGTCAATGTCGCCATTAATGAGGCTCTTCATCATCTCTAGGTAATTGACCGTGGGATCCAAACCCACCGAGTGGCCACACGAGTAGGGGTCATACCCGAGCAATATCAGCAATGGCTGGAAATACATACGCATAGCGATGGTATGGGCGAGGTCCGTCTTGTTGATGTGTCGCGGAGGCTTGGTCAACCCATTTTCCTTAATCGGTAGCACCTCATCCTTCGGACACATGAAGTTGACAACCAGCCCGACCTCTCCCCGGGCACGACGCTCAATAATGTCAAAAACACTGTCACGTATCTCCATTGAGATCTCATCGTCCTCATGGAAACACACGAGATATTCATCATGCTCTGCAGAGTAAGCATTCGTCAGGTAGTCCAACTTGACTCCAGGAAAGGCAATACCGGCTGAAGTCTTAAGCGGGATCTTACCCGCCATGTTAAATCCTTTGCCATCAAGGCCACCCTGGATGTTGAGCACCTTCATAGCAGCAAACCCTGGTTCTTTACATATAACACCGTGGCAAGCACTATACAAAGCCATGCCGACCTTCTGTTTGGCCAGCTCGAGCAAATGTACATCGCCAGGGCGTGGAATACGGACCTTGTCAATAAACGCGCCGACTGTGTCGCGCATTTTGTGTCCCTTAGCAGGGATGCCGTACCCACGTATCATGCCTGGCACATTGGGAAGGTAATCAATAAGAACGTCCACATGTTTAGAAATGTCAATGCTGCTCTTAGCCTTCACGTTAACGGCAACGCCCTCTCTTTGTAGGGTGCCCACAAAGTCGAATTGGCAGTCATCGAGCGCGGGCGACAAAGCACCCGGCGTCCGAACACTGACATTTGGAGTGATCTCCAGCTTGGACTGGCTATACTCCTCCAAATAGGGCTCCCTAATGACATACTCGTCCAACCTTGCGTTGGGCACCCCGCCTAGGGAGCGACCAACCATGGTGGCTTTCATCGTAGAGAGCATGGACTGTGTCAAAGGACAGGCCGTGATTGTTTCAGTAGTGGGGTGCCCACCCGTGTGCATAGCGACTACAACGCCGCCACTCATCACGAGCGCACCACACATACCCTCGTCGCCAGTACCGGTAATCCAGTACGACAACGGGCTCTGGAACATCTGCGAAGCGGGCGTTCCACTAGCATAAACATGTGAGTTAATAGCCTGGAAATCCCCGCTCTCAAAATCTATACTATTGACATTGCCAGCTTCATCATGACCTGGGACTAGTCTGGTGAGGACTTCCCCAGGACGTGGCTTCTCGTCGGACAGCATGGCCTTAATCACCGCTAATGAACCAGTGACACGCTTAGGAATCTCAAACATGCACAAATCGAGGTCATGCTGGCAGCGCCCCACAACCATTTTGGGGGCAAACACAATGTCGTCTTTACACACAATGTGTTCCTTGGTCCTACGGCTTGCATCGTGTATGCGCACCGCAAAATGAGGATAATCTCTAGCGAAAGCATGACCAGCCGTTATCACGTAAGTGCCGCTGCCATAGGTGTCATAAGCACAAGCGTGCATAACGTTCCTGTATTTGGAGCGCACCGCAGTGCCCAACTGGCTACCAGTACAAGGCACTATGGTGATCCTGTGCATGCACCTGCCGACGAACTGTCTACTATCGTCCACGGTTTGAACAGGATTGGCCTTGCGCAGGCGCTCCTGAATCATCGTATGATAGGTACCCTTGAATGTGTCCTGGCGCGGTTTAGCGTCGATCTTAGGGTCCATCTCGACTTTAATGTTGCCATCACTGTCCATGGTAGTCTGCGGCTCCGAAAAGGGGTTGGGGCCGACACGCTTGTTAAACGCGGCCGCCAACTTGCCCACGCGCCTAAATTCTAAATAAAACTTGGCGCATCTGAGCAAGGCGTTCAGAGTGAAACCAGTAAACACGCCCCTAATCAGGACGCGTTGCAACCTGGCACGCCTTTCCTCACCCGCCAGCGAGTCCACGAATTTAACGTATCTGCGTCTGACATGAGTGCTCAACACGCTAAGCTGTGCCGTCGGCAATGAGCTAAACAGCCCGCCAACGCGCCTGCCAAGCAAGAGAGAAAGGAAAATGGCACGCAAGTCCAGGCCAAATGTCCTGGCAATGCACCTCGTCAGTGGGCCAGCGAACCTCGCAGCGGTGAAACCCCAGCAAAGCAGAAGCAGCTGGTACTGCATAAAGCAGCACATGACGCAATAGTAACAGTGGTCCCTAAACGAGCGCTTGTTATTTACCATGCGGAGCCAGCCCGGCGTCTTCCACGTAATGGCCTTATAAGCCACCCAAATGAGAGACGTTAACGGCATAATGAAGAGCATCAATGTCTGTACAGAAAATCTGCAATTCATCGCGAGGTGGTGGCACTGATACAAATACCAATCACCATCCGACCTCGAGGGGCCCGCCTGAGCTAGAACCGCAGACTCGGGCAGATTCGGGAACAGGCGCCTCCTGAGAGCGGCGTCCATGTCGGTGATGGCATCACTACCACTAGATTGCACTGCGCACTTCTGCACGCATATCTCGCGCAACATGTCGAAAGTGATGTCGTCAGACAATCGCTTCTGGCCCTGGTAAGTAAACTCTATGTGTTCCCACAAAGCAAGATTGATACCAGTCTTGGCCGGCGAATGCCTGGCTATCTCTCGAGCCTTGGCCAAATTGTAACGCCTAAGCCTCATGGTCCAGGGGTTGACTGTATAAATGTCACCTCCGGCCTGTTTGACGAGGTCAAAATCAATGTGCCCATTGGGCCCTTTGAACTCGGGCTTCAGCACGACATCTATCATGTCATACCGTCTAAAAACGGCCTCGGGTGCGTTCATACTTGCCGCATCCCCGAATCTGTTCTCCTCGTTGGCAGTGCACAACACAAGGTCCAGTCTAGGTTGTACTGTGCCCTTGAGTTCGGCCTGTGCCAGCTCTGGAGTAAATGGCTGATTGTTCGTGAGCTGTATAATGCCCTCGGACCACCTAGCTGCCACGCACTGGCTTGTCTCGCCAGGCTTAACTAAAGCCCCCACATCATCAAAAAGCACCACTCTCGAATCATTGGTCATATTGTTCCAATACTTCGAAGATGGGGCAGTCACAATTTCGTGAGACTTGTAGGGCATACTGTCAGGCCCGGGCCTCTTGACTGAGGCCACCAAATACATCATAGTCTTGCTCCACTCCGACTTACCAATGGCTGGTTCTCCAACTGCCATGAACGTCAATGGGGCTTGCACCCTCGTGACGTGGATGGCATGGTTACGGACTCTGGTAATCAACCTCGAGACCGTGTCCAGCTCTCTCAGCAACGCCTGAGCAACAGTAAACCTATCCACGCGCATGCTCAGATGCTTATCGGTCAGCCTAGCTTGCATGGAACTGAGGCTTATGAGCATCTCATCTTTTGTGTCTCTGTCCATGACTGACAACGTCGCTTCAACGGTCTCCCTGAGGGCTGTAGACTCGCGCAATAGCACGGTCACGTCGTCTGGGAACGACCAATTGACTAAATACTCCACCGCGCGCGTAACGCAATGTGCCAGCATAGACACAATGCCTTCGACCGTGAGAGTAGCGGACGTAAAAGAGGTCAAGCGTGTTTTCTCCAACACACTCCCTATGTTCCTCAAATAATGCGTCTTAGATTGCAACAGCGAGGGCGCAATAAATGCCGCTGAACAAAATTTGACCACCCTCTCAACTATACTAGTCAAGTTGGTGGAAACAAATTTGACAGCATCTTTGCCGAGGGCCTCGCCAAGGTCCTCTAAAGACTGTGGTTTCACTTCGAATCCGGTAACTAAAGACCATATTTCATTGGCAACCCAGTCGTAGACGCGTGTATCGAGTCGAAGAGCCATCAAGATGCCGTTAATGCTGGCAACTATCTGGCTAAACCCCCGATCCTTACAATTGACAAAACCATATATCTGTACTGCCAAATTGAAGAGCACGTGGCCAACCTTATCGACCTCTAACCCCTTAAAGGGGTTCTGTAGATCCATTGGCCTGGTGTCAGTGGCGAAAAAGTCAAAATTCGTGCTCACTTGCGAGCCTTTTCCGCCGCTAACTTGCTGAACCAAATATCTGGTCCAGTTAAGAACCGTGTTACTATCTGTAGCATGGCTCATGTTATCTGGCTCATCGACGCTCGACGAGCCGATCCCTTCCAACGAATGGAATGGGAAGCTGAATGACCCCATAATGGAGCCATCAGCAGGGCAATCCTCCGGAGAGGGATCGCCAGTGTAGTCGTTTATTATAACCTGATTGTCCTCGTTAGTACTTTCCATGTTGTAATAAGATGTGGCATTGGGAGGGTTCTCACCAACACCGTACTTGGCGTATCTGGCACCGCCTGTGGAAATCCTAAAACTATACGATTCTGAACAGGATGTTATATTCCAACTTCATCATAAATCCACCATTGTGAACGTGACCTTGGAACGCATGGCCATCTAAAACGACTACTTAATAGATGCCATGTGTCTAATAGCCTCCGACTGTCGCAACAGTATACCGGTTATGATCCCGGTTCGGCGCTACAACTATTAGACTGAGTGGTCAGGGGAGGCAGCCAGCGGACGGCAATGCCGCTTCGCCGGGCCCGTATCTATGACCACTTAGGGGGAAGGTTAGGTAACCCCCTACCCGAAGGTGAACTGTATCCTCGCTCTCACAAATGTGTATCTTACCAAAGAATGGATTACACCACCCAAAAACAGTACAGTCACATATTCCCATCTCCATAGTTCTAAATTACAATGAAAGGGAAATTTACAACAACAACATAAAATATCACAACAATATTGTACATACTGGCTTACGAGAAGAACCATGTGAAAACTAAAAATACAATGAAGGGGGGGTAGAAAACCCCCCCGGGCCCATCCTCGAGGATCCGAGGACGGGCGGGACTAGTCACTGCA